ACTCGCTTGTTGAGATTGACATCTGCCCAAGTGTTCTTAACAAATGTAGGTCTTTGGATGGGTTGTAAGCATGGAACAGATTCAATGCTGCTGCATATAGTTCCTGTACGCTTAGGACTTCTATCTTATCCTGCAAACCGTCAGTGGTGAGCATGAGATTACTGCAAACTCTATTTCTAAATCCTATGAAGATTTTAAATCTCTCAACAGACTTCTTACTGTACAAGTTAATCTCGTTATATGCTCTCACTCCACCAATGGATAATGCTAAACGATTACCGTATTCATCGTGTACAATGGATGGAATTTCAAAGCAGAAACACATTCTCTGATAGAACAAAGTTTTCTCTTCATCAGTCAGTTCAGAAGCCTTCTTACCTAATGCACTTGGTATTCTACCATTGATAGGGTGTGAAATTCTAATCTCTGGCATATCAAACTGCTCTCCATGAAAGTAATCCTTAGCTGCATCCACTACTGCACCTATAAAGGATTGGTGACTAATAGTTTCTTCCATTGATGCAAAACTTGGAATGATGCAGTCTTGTTGTAGGTGCTGTAAGGTTACTTCCTGTGTATTTGCTTCAATGAAATGGTTTACTTTCTTGGGTGCTGTAACTTCTTCTACAATGATTGCTTCTTCTGCAAACTCACCCATGTTTAATGATTCTCTACGCTGTGCCATAGCTGGCATAATTACTAAATCTCTCATAATGAAATTGAATTAAATGGTTATTGATTGAATGGATTTAACAAGAACAAACCCAAAACACAAGTGAATTACTTCACCTGTATCTTAGGCTGTCCTATGTCTTTCCCTAAAGATTCTTTCAAAGGAAATGAGGAGCATTAGTAAATTAATGGTTGGTTGTGATAATAGTGCATAGTGCCTGCTCTTAGATTAATAAGAATGCTTATTCCTGTCAGCTATCAGACTGTATTTCTAAAGCATTCTTTTTATTTAAGAGCCATGAGGGGGTGTTTATGTGGGTAGGGGTGTCTCGTGTATAACTCTTGTGATTTTTAAATCGGTATTGTGAAGTACCATTTATAAAGTCTGCCTATCTCCAACCTTAAAAATCCAACTTTAGATGTCTCTAAAGTCAGAATAAGGCAGACTTGGGATTATTCGTACTATCTATTAATATATTAATAAACAGTACGAAAAATCCTGCTTGTCTGTTATTTGGACTTAAAAGCTATCTTAACCACGTTTTTTGAGTTGGTTGGATTCCACTCCTTACGTTGTTTGGCTATATTATTGTCTAATAATAGTTCCTTTGGAGTAAGCTCTATCCCTTTGGGTATGAATTTTAACAGACCTGCATTATATAAATCCAGATTGTAACTCTCTACATTTTTCTTACCCATTCCCAATTTGTCAGCCAACTTATTAAGAGAAAGCAATATCTTGTTATCTTCTGCTATCAATAAGAGCTTGATATAATATCCTTTCACTTTAATATCCAAATCCACTTTTATAAAGAGGTAGGACAGTGTTATAAAGTTGGGGCGGTCTATGGGTGGGATGCAGTAAAGACTTCTCATTGTAAAGTCAATAAGAGGGTGGTTGATTGGTACAGGGTATCTCTTTCTAACCAACACAGCTTCTATATCCTTATTGAAATTCTTTAGTGCAGTTTCTTCCTCTCCAGTCCGCTTAGCTAAATCCTTAATTCTCCATCTGACCTTATAATAGTCATTTCTATATAAGGACAGACAGAAGAACCTGTACAGATTAGGAGGATTGAGTTTATCTACAATAGATTTGTTAATAGTAGCATAATCCTGCCTAATGTTACTTATCCTGTTTTGCAGGTATCTTTGAGGTATCTTCATATTCATTAGTAGCTGATTGAATAGTATTGGTAAACTTTAAATCTTTCTTCTCTCGTTCCATCTTATAATAGTAGGCAGTGCCAAAATATATCTTAGCTTCCTTTCTGTTATGGAACTTCTTTCCTGTTGGTAGATGAATTATCATATCAGTTTAAATATTAGTAAATTAATAAGATAGTTTCTGCAATGATATATAATAGGTAGTAACCTTTCCATTTTTCTTTCTCCTTGTCTTTAAATAGTTATTAAGATTAGCCCACAATCCAATGTGAACCTTGTTATCTTTTACTCCCTGTTTAAGAGCCTTAACCCTAATCTGTTCATAAGTAAATTCTTCCATTTTAGATATTCTGAATAGTTTGTAAGTCCGTCAATCTGTGTGGTGGGATTATCTGTCTGTGGTACTATAAAGATAGTAATTCCATAAGTGGGGAACTAATGATAAGACCACACATTTAAGAATCTGACTTTAAACTATTCAGAATGTCTAAGGACTTGGGGAGAGTAAGCCCACCTGTCAGATGGGCTTTGCTGTTGGTGCTTTATGCTTCCAGAGCTTCTTTCAATATCTTAATGAAATCATTCTCTGATTTAACCCCTTTCCACTTATCTTCTTTGTAGTTCTTGTATTTCAGATTGTCAAGAGCTTTAAATGCCTGTTCTTCACTTATAGATATGGCATGACTGTTGAAGCCTTTGATGAAGTAACGCTTAGTGATGAAAGAAACATCCATCTTTGCTGCTTTGCATAAGTTGATGAACTTGTTCCCTCTTTCAATGTCAACCTTTGCATCTTTGGGAAGTATAAATTCTTCTCCTTGTAACACATTGTTTACCTGTTTGTCAGATAGACTTTTACCTGTGTAAATCAACATAGCTGTGGTTGGATTGAACCCTTCGTTCAGCAATTTTGCTACATTTTGGAATAGTTCATCATTAGAAGTCAAAGAAGCTACAACTAATCTGTCTTTTTTATCCCAACTGCTGCCTACATTATTAATATCAACCAAGTATTCACCAACATTCTCAATATCCCTTACGTGAACATTTGGAATCATATTCTGATATTTCCCTGTTGCAATCAGTTTGGCGAATGCTGTACTTCTATGCTGACCGTCAAGAATAACAAAGTAGTCTTTGGCTTCTTCCTTAGTCAGTTCCTTTCCGTTGATGTCCGTTACAGTATAACCTGCTTCAATCAGTTTGGACGCTTCCATTACAATAATAGGGAAAGCCTTGTCATATTTATTGGCGGCTATCAAGGCTATAAAACCGTCCACTTTTTTAGAGCTTACAGGTCGGTTGTTCTTTACAAATGCTATCTTCTTCTGTTGTTCCGTTCTTGCACCTGTTTCATCATCCACTACAGAGAATGTGAAAGAACTGTTGACAGCTTTCTCCTTAGAGATTCTTTCAAACTCTTTTGCCTGTTCCATTTGGGTTTTGGCTTCATCAACGACTTTCTGTTGTGCTGCTATTACAGCTTCGTTTCTGTTACCTTTTATAAGGCGGTTCAATTCTTTCTCTTCCTGCTCAAAGACTTTAGTCAGTTCTTCTATGTTACCCATAATTGTGTTATTTGATTCTACACTATTGTTTACCATCTCTACTGCATTTACATTTAATGTTGTCATATTCGTTTATTTTTAATTGTTATTAAAATGTTCAGTGCAACCCTCAAACCTATGTACACTTGGTTATCTGATTACGTTGCAAAACTACTTGCTTCTGGGCTGATTAAAAGAGAGAAATTAATGAGTGGTTTTACTTTCCCTCTTAATTGGTAGCTCGTCCGCTATCGTTTTGACGGTGCAAAGATGGGATATAATGGCAGGATTAAAAGAGAGAAAAAAAGTCCTGCTTTCATGTACCCTCTTAATGGTATGAAGCAGGACTGTATTAATTATCAGAAGTTTATTAGAAATATATGCTGTTCGCAGTATCAATTCTCTTGTCTTTATATTGCTTGATGTAACCTTTTAGGACATCTTCATCATCTGAGAATTTACTATGTTTAGATAGCTTTGTGAAGTAGATAAGCCTTGATATGAGCAATGTCTTACTAAGTGATATGGTGCTTCCTTTCTTCTGTCTGACATTAAACTGCTTGTTATATGGCTCTAAATTGAAGAAGTCATTGAACATCTTATAGAACAGCCATATCTGAACGGACTCCTTTTCTTCTGCATGGGTGCTTATGCTGACTTGTTGGCTCTGCATCCAAGGGTGTTCCTCTATCTCCTTTAGGTTATTGATGATGGTAGTAGCCAAGTAGCCTATTGCATTGGTATTATCAATTACAATCTGATGCTTGCCCTCTACCTTTACAGATATAGTGATAGGTTTCTTAAAACTTACTCCAAATTGGTTAATCTCCTTATGGTTGTCAGCTATGGCTTTGGCGAATTTGGTGAGCTGTTCTATTCCAATGCCTGTAGCTTTCATTCCATCCAAGTACGTTCCACAAGTATAGTCAAAGATGAACAGAAGTAGAAACCAGAACTTGTCTATATCAACTCCCAAACCTTTTAAAGTATTTTGTATGTCCTCATTGGCTATATAATCTCCGTATGTGAAGTTGCCATATAGTTTATTCTGATTGTATCTTCTTATGAATAGAGGTAAGGCGGTAGTGCCACAGACGTATCTTTCTCCTGTGGCTGGGTCTATATCTACGTCTGGAACATATTTAACGGCTATGGCTTCCATGTATTCCAAACGGGTGTCAATGTTTATATAATCTTCCTTTAGCTTCTCCATAATCATTAGTTTAAGGCAAAGTTAAAAAATAATCCTCACCTGCATTTGCTGCAAGTGAGGAATTTGTGGATAGGATATGCCTTAGTAATCAGAATCTCCTGTGAACGTATCCATAAGTTTATCCATTTGTTCACCTATGCACTTGTCTATTAGCTTTGCATAGTGGGCAGTCATTCGTGTATTGGTATGTCCCAACATCTTAGAAACGACTTCCAGAGATATGTTATTAGCTAAAGTAACGGTACTTGCGAATGTGTGCCTACTTGTGTGAAAGCAAATCCGTTTATTGATTCCACAAAGTATAGCTATATCCTTTAGATATTTGTTGATGTCCGCAGGGTCTTGAATAGGGAGTAGTTTCTCTCCACCCTTGTACTTATCCAATATCAGTTTGGCGATAGGGAGTAGGGGGATGCGTGATAGAACTCCTGTTTTAACTCTACGCTTCTTAATCCATATTCTGCCTGTACTGTCTTTCTCAAAGTGCTCTGGTGTCAAGGTCTTAATGTCAATGTAACTAAGCCCAGTGAAGCACCCAAAGAGGAACATATCTTTAGCACGCTCCAATCGTGGCAGAGGAGTATCAAAGTTAATAATCTTCCTCAATTCTTCTTCATCCAAGAAATCCACTTCTACGGGTTCACGTTCTACTTTATAAGCATTTACAGGATTGTAGGATATATAAGAGTTGGCGACAGCTAAATTTAGTAACTTCTTTAAGAACTTTAAATGCTTGGTGCAGGAGTTTTGTCCCATCTTCTTCTCTCCTAAAAGGTAAGCATGGAATCCTTGAATGAAACCTAAGTTTATCTCTCTTAAATATAAGTCCTTACGTTCATATTTCTTCTGAATAAACTCTTTGAATAGTCTGCCTGTATATTCAAACACCCAATAAGTGGCAGGGGCAACAGTTTTACCTACCATTGCTTTGCGCTCTGTATTATGTTCATTCAGAACATCCAATAAAGTCTTCTCGTTCAGAGCTTCCACCTTATCTGTGATAG